CTTACTTCCACGCATTGTTAAAAGCATGCTGTAAGAAACATTTTGGTACAAAGCGCTATAAGGGTCCCAAATTCTAATGTGTGTACCATCCATAAGTACAGAGTAACCAAGAAGTTCTGATGCCTTAGTTAAGAACTTCCAATCTGATTGACCAGATTGTACAAGTCGTGGAAACTTATAAGAGTTATTTGGGACAGACACAGAAAACTTGTATTTATTAGCAATTTGTTTTGCAATGTCAGAAATAGTTAAGTTTTCCCAAATACGAGAATAAGTTGATTTCATGGTATAACTAGAACCAAAACAATAAACACGTGTAGTTTGAAATGGACTTTTGTTTACAATTCCATCATGTGTATTAGCAATCGGTTCCACAAATGTTATATACCCATAGAAATTGAATATATCTTTACCAGTTAATTCAATACTAAATTTAATTGGAACATCAAGGTACTCGTGTATCAACTCCGTGTTCATACCAGCAAAATCAAGAATAGCAAGGTTGTGCATATTTTCTTTTTCTTCAACGGTAATTTGTTGCAAGGTCATGTAATTAACAGGAACGTTGTCAATAAATACTTCTACGTTTGGAGATAATTGAGATGCACTTTTAAAAATCATTTAAATGGAACCTTAATGACTGTCCCTTGTGTTATAAAGTCAGGGAAACCCAAAGACTTATTAAGGTCTGCAATTTTCCAATACAAAGTTGGGTCTTTTAAATGGTCTGCCGCAATTGATGAAAATGTTTCATATTGTTTTGTAACAATAGAAAAGTAAGAATCAATTGTATATGATTTACCCGTTGCAATTACTTTAGTATCTTCATTTCGTGTTTCAGTAGTTTCTGAATAACGAGAACCTTTGATAATCATTATCTGTCTTTCCAACCAGTTGTAGTGGTATTGCTTAAAATAGTAAATTTTAAACCACCATTATCAACTTCTTCCCAAGAAATTCCAGTGCCTGGACTTGATGCTTTGGTTTTAGTAATAAAAATACTGGCAGAAAGAGTAGTAGTGCCCGTGTACGGAGTACCATCTGCCTGTGTAATGGTATAACTAATATTATGTTGAATAGACATTTTTACAATGTTTTTAACATCTTTAAATAATGGCATACCGCTTTGGTTTCCATTATCAGACAAACTAACACCCCACCTGTTAAATCGTGGTGGTTCATTATTTTTTGTTTTATTTGCATTTTCTACAATTTTAGCGTTTGTAACTTCGTCACCCATAGCACCACCACTAGTACTAAAAGTTTTATATGCAATAGGGCCTTGTACTAACCTTTGAACAAGAGTTACTTTATCTGGAAGATATTCATCTAAAGAAACAGATGAATCAAGTGCCCATGTAAATTCACCTTTTGTTACCTTTTGACTAAGCGTTTCAGCAACACGAGAAGTAACTTCTGGAATACCAAAACCACTGGAGCCTTTAAATTCTATATCTGTTCCAAAATCATTAGAACTACGGTAATTATTCCAAAATTCGTGAAAAGAATCAAAGTTATGGGGGTACCCTACAGCAGTGTTTCTTAGTGCTCCTGCTGCTAGTGCTCGTTGTTTAAAGATACTTGTAGTTTCATAAACAAAGTTTGTTCCAGTATTTGCAATGTTTTTTCCAGCCGCTTGCGATGATTCGTTTGCTTTTCTTTCTGCTTCTATGTCTTTTACAGCCGCTTTTAATGCTGTTGTCAAATATGCTTCTTCTTTTGCAAAGCCAATATACAAAGCACGAATAGTTAAGTTAACAGCACAAACAGTTGGTACATAGTTTTTGCTAAATTTAGCAAAACGTACACTAGTTGATTCAACAAAACCTTCAACCATAAACAAAGAAGAAAACACAATACGAATAGGAAGAGGACTAAGAAAAGCGCCGTTTCCAAAGTTCTTTGTAATGTTTGTCTCAAAGCCAGTGGAATCAAAATTAGAAGCACTTTCACCAGTTGTACCAGTTGTTATTGTTTTCTTACCGTCGGTACCTGTGACTGTGGTAACAGTTGTGCCATCAGATTTTATTTCTGTACTGGTTGTACTACCATCTGAGTTAGTTACTGTAGTAGTGCCTGTAGTGTTAGCATTTGCTTGATTTGCTTTATCTGCTGTACTAAAATATGCTTTAATAAATTTTGCTGTATCTGGAGTAATTGACTGACCAATAATAGAATCTAAAACGTAAAGGTCAGCAAGAACACCAAGGCTTGCAACATCCCCATGATTGGTGGTATCACCATAGTTGTCTAAAGAACTTGTTAAAGGTGTAGCAGTATCTGTTGCCCACCCACCATTCTTTAGGTTTGTTGTAGCGTTACGTGCGGAAACAACTTCAGCCTCTCGGTTGAATGTTAATTCAAATGAAAAAGCCGCTGTACCAGCAACTGGCTGAAAGATTTGAGAAGGGTCTTGAAGCAAGGGGTTAGCCACCATTGCGTTCATTTCAACACTGCGGTCAATGGTTGCTGGGTTAAATTGGAAAAACAACCGTCTTTGTTTTACTGTTGCTGCTGATGGGTTGTCAACACCACCAAGCACAGAAGGGTAAATACCTCTAATAAAACCACGCTGTAAACGAGTGTCTACAAGTTGTCTTCCCCTAATAGGGTTATAGACGTCTGGTTGAAAAGGACGAGGAAAGATAAAGTTAGCGTTGTCATCTTTTTGACGGGCTAGAGTTTTACCCTTTTCATACGTAGACCCAAAATTCCAAAATTGATTTGATGCATATCCTGATGGCATTATGAGGACCTCAACATTGTCATTCGTACTTCCTGTTCAAGCATACTTGCAATTTCTTTAGCCATTTTGCGTAAATCAGGGGTAGAGCCTGATGTTTGGATATTAAAACTAGGTGCAACAGTAATAGTGTAGGAGTTGCTAGACGATTGTGCTGTTGACACAGATGAAGGACCTAAGATAGTAGGGTCTCCACCAGCAGAGGCTGATGGGTATGCACTGGATGGTCGTTCAGCAGGTTTCAAGTTAGATGTAGCGTAAACACTTCCAGAACCAATTACTTCACCAATGCTCATTCCAGAGTACTTAAAGGTAGAAGGACCAGAAAGGGATGAACTTATTGAGGTTGCGGAAACTTTCCCACTGCCACCAATTGAGTCACGTGATACTTCTGTAGAACTAGAACCTGAAGCCACAGTTGAATTAGGTGCTGTAGCAGTCCCAGATGCCGAGGATGCTGGTACCCCTTGACCACTTTCATATTCAGACCTACCAAAGGGAACACTGGATGGCTGGACGTGGAAAGGTTCGTCAGTCTGCATACCTTTTTGAGTAGCACCAGTAACTAAACCAAAGTTAGATGCATTGGCACGAATCCATTCGTTTTCAGACTGGCTTAGGTCAGCCGCAAGTCCAAGTTCATGCATAGACAATCCAGGAGGAGCCATTGGAGGACCACTCTCAGCATGCTTGTCATAAATCCAGACTTCACCGTTCCAGATGCGGTCAGCGTCTTTTGTCTTCTTTGTAGTACCTTCAGGCGCTTTAGAATAACGGCGACGGAAAGAAGCATCTTGACGAGCCGCACTACGACGTGCATCTCCAATTTCTAATTTAGGATTAGCAAGAAGCATCTGTTTAAGCGGTTCACGAAGTTTAGGGTCTAACTGGGCAAGTTTAGATTTGTTGTTAGCGCTTAATTTAGCCTCGGGAGGAGACGGTGCCGCTGGAGCAGCAGGAGTTGACACAGGTGCTTGACCATCGGTTGTAGCGTCTCCACCTAACTCTGTATTAGTACGTGCGCCCCAAACACCACGACCACGACCACGGCGACGCACAACACTGTCTACAGGGTCACCACCTGAGCCTGCAAGTGCAGCACCACCAGCGGTTAAGGCTAAAGTAGCGCCACCAGTAGGCACAGCACCCATAGCACCAGCAACCATCATGCCTACACCAGCAACTTTTTTACCTATATTAAAAGCAGAACCAAAAATATCACGATGCTTTTTGCTTGAAATACCTGCTCCTGCAATACCAGACAATTTTTCTTCAAAGGCTTGAAGTGCTTTTGTTGCTGCCTGGGTCATCTTTTCAAATGTGGCAAAGTTATCGTTTTGACGTTTGTAGAAGTTCTCCTCACGGTTGGCTTGAACTCGTGTAGTTTCTTCTGCTTGGTTAGCGTAGTTACCTTCAACACCCATTAACTTACGGTGCTCTTTATTAGATTGGTCGTAGTCGCCCTTACCACCCTTTTTCTTAAAGGCTACGTTTTGTTGCGCCATTTGGAGAACGAGGTCTTGCTGGTCATCTGCAATTCCTGCCATACTCAAGCGAGCACGGGTCATAGAACCTTGTTGAAAAGCACCTTTAAGCATCTTTTCATCACCAAGACCTGTGCGTTTAATTACGTCTTGATAAACCTGCTGGGCGGTTCGTTGCTTTCCACCAATGCCATACATACCTGTACCAAGAGTCATAAACATTTGGTTTGTTGTAGGTGCGCTTGCAAGTGACTTAGTCATACCTGCAACGTCTTCTGTGCTGTATGCATATCCAGAAGCGGCTCTCAAGGCTTCAACAGAACCTGCTTGCTTTTGAGCATTTAAACCTGTGGTTGCTTGTAGCCCAAGCAAAGTGTTAATACCACCCATCCCCAGTTTGTATTTCTGGAGGGGTTCACGGTATTGGTGATAAGTTTGGTTTTGGCTGAGTCCAGTGGTCTGCTGGTACAGCATGTTCATCTTGTCAGCGCCTAGGCTGTACTGAGCACCACGAGCCGCACGAGCATCCATTGCATTGATAGCAGAACCAGCAAGGTTTTTAATACCCTCCCAAGCAGCCGCTTTTGGTGATTGAGGAGGAGCGCCACCTCCGCCACCAGCCTCATTGATAATCATTGTCTTCTGGACGTTATAAGTATTGCCAGAGTTAACGCTAGTAGCGCCTTCTCCAGCACCAGGCATGTAACTGCTACCGCCACCGCCACCCTTAGCGTCCCCAATAGATTTCATGCTCTTGGCTACTTTGCCAAGTTCAGTTGCCCACTTTTTAGTGTCAGTAATAAGGGTAGGGAGGTCTGCCTTGAATTTAGTAATGTGCTTACTAAGTTCTTTAAACTCTTTGTTTAATTCAGTAAATGCAGACTTATCAATTGCGGCTTGGGAGTTGACACTGACTTTGCCGAGGTTTTTACCAGCCTCTGCTTGGTTCCCATTATTAAGTTCGCTCTGCCCAATGGCGTCTTCCATTACTATCCTCTACTTGAACTACGCCAGCGAGCCATTGAATACCAAAAGGCACGTTGACGTACTGTCATATATTTTAGGTCATTTAGACCAAACCCCTGATAGACAGTGGCTATTGACTCGTATTCCAGATAAGTAAACTGAAGGTTAACCGAATAAAAGTGAGACCCAGTCCATTAGAAGAGTTAGTTCTTCATTGCAAACGCCGCACTGAGTTTTCACCTCTTCCATCTTTGGACCTGGAGGGTCAGTGGTTAGCGACTTTACCAACTTGCTTCTATCACCAAGGTTGAGGGCTTTAGCCCAAACCTCAAGGTCTTGTGGCCTATCTGCACCGTCCCAGACGGTACAACGGGCCAACATAATCGTGTTTTGCTCTGCGGTTGTTTTACCTTTTTTAGCAACGTAAAGGCTGTCAGAACCTGTTGGATAATTCAGTTTTATAACTGAACCATTCTTGAGGGTGACTTCCATTGGCTTGTGTAAATCCTTAGAAGGGTTGTTGATTTTGAAGTCTTCATCAAGTTGCAAAGTAACAAAGTTTGTACCTCCACAACTACCACAAGTAACTTCTAGTTCACGTATCCGTCCATAGGTTGCTTTAATAGCACCCAAGAATAGAAGGTCACGGTCACCAATCATCAACTGGTCTACCAAAGATGTATTGTCCTGAATGTTAATATCACCAATAGACACAACAGCACGTGATAACAAGGCTGACATGTATTCGGCGTAGGACAATTCCTTTTTAGCAGATGCGGAAGCCAAAGCCTCTTCATCTTCACCTGTTAATTCACGGACAACTGCTGTTGTTTGCCATGCTTCTGTTTCATAGTTAAACAGACCTTTTAGTAAATCAACTGATGTAATTGGGGCATCATTAACTTCTGGAGCGGGGTCAGATATTACTGAGTTAGCAACATTTGTACTTGACATTTATTATTCCTTTTTATTTAAGTTTTAGTGAGCGCTAGGGAGAGCGGCGATGTCCTCTGGAGTCCATGCCAAAATCCAACCTTCGTTATGAAGAACCATTTCTTGAATCATAATGTTGTTGTCACCAGCGTTCAAACCGCCCATTGCGTAAGCACCAGGCCAGCAGTTAAACAACTTAATGCCCAACTTTGGAGTACCAATGAAAGTGGTTTTTGAACCAATTGCAACGCTGTCATTGTATGAAGCATTGGAGTGTGGGTGGTCATAGACCTTAACAATAATGTCGCAACGGTAGTCAGAACCACCAGTTGAGCCTGGAACACCTGACTGCCAGTTGTGGATAAAGCGTTGCCACTTCCACAGTTGGTCCTGACCTTCAATGATTCCACGTGAGAATGTCACGGGGTCAAAGTCAGATTGACCTACCATCTTGTGTGGGTGTGTGTTCATACCACCCTCACGATATGGAATCATCTCATTACGAACCGAAAGACCTGACATAGCGGCAAAGCCGATATTTCCGATTCCTGGTGCATACTGCGACAAGTTGATGGTATTCGGTGAACCAGGGTTATTTTGGTCCAGTGGGTAAAACTGAACTTCAAATTTAAAGTTACGAATTGGGTCTGTTCTAACGATAGGCATTAGTTACTCCTTAGAGGGTTTCTCTTACGTTGTTACCGCCAATAAATTGGCTGATGTTAATGACAATGAATTCTGCTGGTGATTGAAGTGATACACCAATTTCAATATTTACTTGACCTTGTTCAATTGAGGTGTTTGTGTTGTTAGTAGCGTCACAAGTAATGAAATACGCTTCTGCCGCACTACGTCCCTTGAGACCTCCACTTGCCCAGAAACTGGACAAGAAGTTTGAAATCTTTGCTGTAAGTTCTGCCCACAAACGCTCACCGTTTGGCTCAAACACAGCAAACTGTGAGATGCCATCAATGTTTGCTTTAATGAAGTTAAGGCTACGGCGTACAGGAATGTACTTTGTAATGTCTGTTTGTTTAAGGGTACGAGCACCATTAACAACAACTCCAGCGCCTGGAATGGCTTTCAAGGTGTTGATGTTTTCTGTGTACAGTGTTCCAACTTCAGATTCAGTAAAAGGTGTAGTTAAACCAAACACATTACGGACTTCATAGGCGTAGCCAGCAGGAGCCTTAGCAACTCCACGCTCAGTATCAACACGTGTGTACAAACCAGCAATTGCACCACCAGGGTATGTATTACGAAGTGCGGCAGTTCCAGAAGCGGCAGGGTTTGACATTTGCAGCATTGGGTAGTACACAGCAGCATATGAAGACTTGGTGTACGCCGCAACAGTGCTTGAAATAACGTTAGTACTTGTAGCAGTAATAAGTGGGTCAATAATCAAAAATGAGTTACCACGGTTTTCAACGTAGTTAATCGCATTATTAATAATTGTTGAGTTTGAGATACCTACAAGGTTAAACAACAATTGCCCATTGATTTGGTTAAAGTTATTAAGAGATACAGACCAAGCAGTTTGTGTTGCACCAGCAGTATTGTCTACAAGACTTACACCATCGTCACCCGTTGAAGGGGTTAACGTGGCATTAGTTACAGAGTACGTTGCGCCAACAAAGTTTTGGAAGTTAGATACTGAAAGGTACGATGAGTAATTGTTTATTACGTTTGGAACATAACGAGAATCATCAGGGGATAAACTCAATTCTGACCAACGCTCAACTTCTGCACCGTTATAAATAACAACAGCATTAAAAGTTGGAGTGGTATTAGCAAGTAAGCCAGCAGTAATTGTTACGGAAAGACCATTTCCCCACACACCAACGTTTTTAGCGTTAAGTTTAAACAAGGTTGTACCAGCAGTGCCATTAAAGGTTCCTGTAACGTTTACCGTGGCGGGAACAGCACTAGCGCCTACAACACGTGAAACATAAGCGGTACGCCCACCATTTGCAAAGAAATGGTAGACCGCATAGCCTAGTTCGTACGAACTTGAAACATCACCAAATTGGGCTTTGAATGAGTTCCATGAATCAACACTTACTGGAACACTTGGTCCACGAAGTGCCGTACCAAGAAAAGCGGCGGCAGTAGTAGTTGGTCCAGTAACAACAGAAGTCGCAAAAGGACTTTCTGTTACGTAGATACCAGGATTTGTGTATTGGGCCATTATAAACTCCTATAAGTGGAAATAGACGGGGAAAACATTTGGAAGTCAATAATCAATATTAGCGGTAACTGATTGAACTTGCTTGGAGCCATATATATCAGATGAGGTCAATTCAGCACCCATCTGCAACGTGTATATTTTGCGAAAAATACGCTTACGATAACCAGCCTCGGGGTCAAGGAGGTCAGCCGTAGTCCAGTCCAACAACTCCAAACGGCGGTTAGTGCCGTCAGCCTCTATGTTGATGGATGATTTACGGAATGGAAATACCTTCCGCAAAAGGGTTGCCGTTAACTGACGGTCATGTAGCGCCGTACGAGTAAACGTAGAAATCTGGTAAATAAGGTCAACGGGTATGAACTCATTAGTATGTAGAACTTGAAATTGGTTTTTATTTGCCAAGTTAGAAAAGTCTGGAGATTCACTGGGCCAGTACGTTAAAGCATCTGGACGCTTTTGCCAGTTTGTAGGAGCACTAGCCCCTCCAGCAGTATTAAAGTAAACCAACTCTGTTTCTGAATGCTGACGGTTACGGGCATGTACAAGGTCAATCATTTCAATAGTAATGAATGGGTACGTACGTTCTGTTTCCACTTCTGGGTAACGGAAGAACACTTGTACATCACGGGATTGGTCACGGTCATCATAAACAGTAATATTAGACAAAGCCTGTTTAAGGGCTTGGTCTTCGGCAAGTAGAAACCCAGTTCTAGACATTACGGTGCTCCAAAAGAGTTTTACGTAGGCTTGAATTAATTTCTTCTGTCTGCTTATCTTGTTGTTGCAAGATGCTTCCACGAAGTAAGGGAGTAGGAGCAAGGTGACCGTTGCCATACTCCAAGTTCATTGCCTGCTCTTGGGTAGCCTCATCACCAGTAATTGTGTAAGAAAACTGACGGTTGTCATGGACGTATTCAACCGAGATGGAGTCAGCAATTTCTGCCCAGCCTGTATCTGATTGGCTTGCCTGCTTGCGTAAGTCAGTTTGCGCTTTAGCGGCACTGCCATGCAAGATTTGCATTAGAACTTTGTCGTACTCACGAAGCATGTTATCCACATACTCAATGGCTCCAAATGTGCCCGTAATAATGCCACTAGAACTGTTGGGAGAATGAGTTAAAGAAGAGCCAGTCATGGCACACTCCCGAGTTCTAGGCGTTGGACCCCCATACGAGCACCGTATGGGTTACATTCATTTTATCAGGTACCAGACAACCTTGAAGGCCAAGGTAGGTTTTGAATGGAAAAAGCAGAAGGTCCTGTGTCAAAAGGCATTTCCTGACTGACATAGATTTCCAAACCTTCAACAACAATAAGGACGTCATCTCTAGCACGTCCACGAACTTTGTAGGACATTACGGACATATAGCGTCCGTCGTAAAGGAACACGTCATTAAGGTGGTGCTTGTACTCAAAGGGGTCTGTAATACCTGCAACACGGAAATCCTCTACAGATGCCACAAGGTTGACAATCTGCACAGGCTGGCGACCTTCAGGGATAGCACGTTTGGTGTCTTCAGCCTCTGTAACCATCAAGACAGGAACTACTACACCAGTCTTATACTTACGACCAGATACACCGTATCCGCCCTCATCGTAGACATCATCGTATGTAGAGCCTGCACTAGCAGATGCGGCAAATGGTTGGTATTCAAACCACGTTATCGTCTCACCAACCTCACGGTGGTAAGTACGGTAGTGCTTCCGAATATGGGCTAGTTCTCTACGTACATCCATTAGATAAAGGTATTAGACACGTATCCGTATGGAGGTTCCATGTCAATAAAGACATCCTCACGCAATGGCTCATCTTTAGCAGTAAGCAAAATGTGTCCTTCACTATCATCAGCAAAGATGCGCTCAATCGGACCATAGTCACCCAGTTCCTTGGCTTTAAACAAAGGAACGTAGCGGTTAGTAGTACGAGACACACGGCGGAGGCTGAACTGCTCAATACGCTCAGGACCAATGTTGAGGTTATTGGCATGCTTACGATATTCAACTTCCCATTGCTGACAGAGGCTTTGGAGCATACGGAAACGAGCACTTGCAGGGATGTGTACGGACTCTGAGGTCATGATGTCAATGTCACGGGCGTATTCTGTCATAAGAGCCTGTAGAGCCTCCACAAGCGCTCCTAGACCCACTACGTCCAACACAGCGGCGTTAGCCTGCTCTAGTGGAACACTGATAGTAGGGGTGTGGAAGTTGATAGAGCGTTCTGAGTAAAACTGAAGGTCTTCAGGAAGAATCCACTCATAGTAGTACCCTTCAATCATAATCTTAGTATTGGCTGCTGGAGTTGCCGCTAGCCGTAATATACCGTTACGGTTATCAATGCTGTACTGACTAGTGGTTAGTTCAGTTGCGCTGGCACCAGTAGTGCTAGCAATCCACAAAGTACTACTGTCAACATTAGTTTGTCCTAACTCGTAAGTACGACCAACAGCATCAAAAGATACTTGGAAGAATTTAGGGAAGTCACGAAGGTATGTACGTGCCAACTGCATTGTGTGTTCAAGTGGGGTTAAAGTAGCCATACTCTATTTTACTGCTCTCCTGAACTTTCGCCTGGAATGGTGTCTTGAGTAGGTTGATTTACCTGTGGTTGAGATTCACGATAACGGTGTGTCATTACCCCACGAATACGTGTAATGTCCGTCACAGAGCCAGAAGGTGTAGATATGGGGCGTACTAAATCAGTCACCATAACTCCTTTGGACACGCAGAATGTAACAATTTAACTTTAGCAGGCATGAAGCAATAGCACAGAGAGCACTGTTTGGTAGTCATCAACTCGGGGCAGGATTCACATATAGATAAACGATTATCTGCTGTTTCAACATCTACATATTCAGTTTCAGGGTTCAGAAAATCTAAAGGAGAGACGTTGCCTTGTTCTTGCTGTGCAAGGTTTTTAGCCTTCCACTCTTGCCACAAACTCATTGTTTCCCCTTAGGTATAAATTTTTCCCCGTCCCAAGTGTCACCAACACTGCCAATGGGTCCCGTGTATACGGGTCTTTCTACGACTGTTGTAAATTCTTTTCCGTCCCACTCAGACCCATACACTAAATCTTTATCATGTAAAACAAACGTAGGGTTTGAAAAGTATGCAGAAACCATTAGTTCACGCATGTTTCCTTCTTTTGGAATAGGGATGCTAAAAGCAACATCACCTTCAACAACAACAACAATATAATCCATTTAATAATCCTTTAAGTTTTTATTACTTTTAGTTATTACAAATCTGCCGTACAACTTGAATCTACCCAATAGTAAGCAGATGTTATTGGACACAAAACCACACTATATGTAACCCCATAGTTACAACCTCCATAAGGAAGAAAACAACTGTAACAGTACGTGTCATCTCCAAAAACATAGTTATACGGGCTAAAAGGTTGCCTACTGCTTGGGTAAACAACTACTTTTCTGTTATCTGCTTGTCCGTATCCGTATCTTTCCATCCACATTACCCACCCATTTGGTAAATTATTGGCATTTTGTGAAGTTACTCGGTCAGTACATTCACCTGTGTTGGTCCAATCGGTAGCAACATGGTCCGTACATCCTGCTTTTTCTATAACTTGGCGGTATTGGTTTTGACCATTGCAGTAACTACCACAGTGGACTACTCGTGTTTCTTGTGCTTTGTTGGTCCAGCCATTAGTACCAGCCGTTTTACACCCACACGCATCTTCTGTACAAGTAGTCTCAGAAACTACGTTATATGGAGAGGTGGGTTCGCATCCACTTTTTGTGTAAGTTGTTGTAGTAACTGTCTTACTTCCACATGTTCCACAAAGTGCACCAACACTTGAAGAAGACGAACCCCATCCTGTGCCACCATTGGCAACAGTACGACAATCTAAAGGCGTTGTAACGTTTCTAACCGTTGGGATATCACTAGTACCTGCGGAGTTTGTTGCTGATAAGTAATAATTGTATGTAGTGTTTTCCACTAATCCAGTAATAGTAGATGTTACATCTTGGGATGTAGCACCCGTAAGAGCAGTAAGTTCTGTGCCTGCGGTGTACGCACCATCTGCATTCTTTTTGTAGTAAAAACGAGGGGTAGCAGAAAAGTTGTTAGGGTTAACTGCACCGTTGGCAGTAATTCTGTCAAATGCAGATGATGTACCTGCGGCAGTAGTGACTACTGGTCGGTTGCTCCAAACCTCTGTCCAAACACCTGGAGAAATACAACGAAACACTTTTTTAGCGTTTTGCCAACCGCTTTGATAAACCTTAACGTTTACCCAAGAAGTAAACCCACCAGCGCCAGTAGCCCACCCTTTAGGTGTATGGCTATTACTGCTAGGCATTACGCTACCTGGATGTAAATGTCACCAGCAGCGCCACCGCTTGGTGTTGCAGAAGTTCCTACAGTAACGTTTCCAACAGTTGGTCTGCCTGTAATACCTGTCCATGGAGCAGCCGTGGCTGTACCAGTAAGGTTTGCTGTAATAGTTCCAGCAGAGAAGTTACCACTACCGTCACGTTGAACAAGGGTGTTAACAGTGTTTGCAGTAGCAATTGGGTAATACTCAGCAAGGTTTTCCCATAGAGAAGAAGTAGTTTTAAGGTATACCTGAGATTGACCAGTAGAAGAAGACACTGATGTGTTAACAAAGATGTCACCAACATTGCCCAAAGTGCTTGAAGGTGGGTTTGGAGCAGTAAGTGCTCCTGAACGCACCATGCTACTTGGAGTAATAACTCTTTTATCAATAATACGAGTACTTGAGATAATGTCAGAAGTACCAGAGGCACGATAAACAGCGGCTAGAAAGACATCACCATCTTCTAGAGTTGGAAAGGTTGGGTTAGACCCAGCAGTACCTGTACGAGCAGTTAAAGTTCCTGTTGAGTTAATTACAACAATATCAAAACGAGCGGCGCCTGCGGTTCCTTGACCTAATGACAAAGAAGTTGTGGTACCACTACCTGCAACGAGAGTACGAAATACTCCATTAGAAATTACTTCACCATTAGCGACAGTAACAGTTTGGTCAGGGGTTGAGTTGGCGGCAACTAAGCAACCAGAAATAACACCAGTCTTACGGTCACCGAGGGCTTGGAAGTCTCCACTATCAGGCTCAGACTGGTCAATTACAGAAGCAAGTGGAGCGTTCGGGATTTGGAAACCCATTAGTTACCTCAGAGAGTGTCGTAGATGTTTCCGTGTGCCTTTAAGTGTTCAAAAAGACCAACGGGGATGGTATATGTTTTGCCATCCTCAAAATTATAAGTCTTGCCAGCCCAGTACATAGCCCATGTACCTTTGATGCGTGAACGCTTGAGGTCAGGGTTTGTTGACGGTGCAGGAGTTGCAATAACTTCTTCTTCATCAGAGATAGGTTCTGCAAATACATTTGTCTTACGAGTAGTTGACACGTGGGGTCCTTTTTGTAGTTGGGGTTTTGGTGAAAGTGGGGGACTTGCGTCCCCCACCAATTGCTCACTCCTTTATCAGGAGATTGCGCCACCGAGGGTGTTGATAAGTACACGGGATTCTGCGGTGATGACACCGAAGCCCCAGATTGCGTACCAAGCAAGTCCATGCTCACGACCAAAGTCAATGACGCCACCGTCACGGAGTTCCACTGGCAATGCAATGGCTTGTCCGAAGGCGTTGTCACCAATCATGATGGCTGAGTATGAGTCAGCCGAAGGCTCTTGAGCGCCAGCAGATGCTGTGTTGATGTCAACAACGCCTGAACCAAGCGATGAAGTCTTCAAGACCTGTGTGGTTTCAATGAATACTACGTCATAGAGACGACCAATTTCACCAAGCATGAAGTTACCTGGAGCGGCATACTTTGTTACTTCAATGAATTCAGGCCAGTCACGGATTGAACGGCTCTGTGAAGGGTGAACGAAACATACGTAAGTATCACCAAGGCGAGGAATGTTCTGTCCAGCAAGTACTTCAACTGCGTCCTTGATGGAAGCAGGTGACATGTAGCCAGGAGAAGCAGAAGCACCAAGAGTACCTGCATCATAAGGCGAGATAGCACCACGGGTAGTAGCGGCTGTACGACCAAACACAACGTTTGGAGCAACAGCGGAACCGCCACCAAATGGGATACCAGCAGAGTAAAGCGTGTTACGTGCCTGGGCGTCCATTGACTGAGCCATGTGACGACCAAGGAGACGTGAAGCCGAAGCCATAACGTCATCAAATGATGCGTTAAGAAGCAATTCGGTTACAGCAGTTGCTTGACCTTGTTCTTTAACAGTGATTTGAATCTGGCTAGCAGAGAGAGCCACTGGCTCCATGCGAACGCCTTCAACCAACTGTGCGCCTGTTTGCTCGTTAACCGAAAGGTTGTTGTAGCGCATGAAGTTAATTGTGAGACCTGGCATAACACCAAGTTCTGTCTTCTTAACTGCAAACTGCTCAAAACGAAGTACTGGCATTGCTTGGAACAAGATTTCTTTGGACCAAATTGTCTGGATTGCTGGGGAAAGTGTTGAATCACTTGAGTAGCCTGTGGTGGTAATTGCACCAAGACCTGCTCCTGTAATTGCTCCACCAAGTGGGGCTGGAAGGGCCATTGTTTATCCTCCTAGGATAATATTTGTTATAAGTTAGTACCGACCCCTACGAGAGGGGGTGGCATTCATGAGCCGTTCACGCATCTTTGCATACTGTTCCATTGGCATATTCCGAATATCTTCGGCTGTAAGCGTTTGGTATTCCGTTTGATTCTCCATTGGCCCAACGGGAGGTGCCGTTGGAGGCACTCCCCTCAAGCGACCCTGCTGTTGCTGAGTTGCTTGTTGGATTGACTCAATAATAGCACTACTTCGTGTACGAAGCACAGCGATTGAGTTTTCTATTTCCTCTTGACTGTTTCCAGCAATGAGGTCAATAAGTTCTGGAATGATTGCTTCTTGCTCTTCGTTCAAACGACGACTGCGATATGACTGCAAAGCCTGCATTTCACGTTCTTTTTCAAGCAGTGCTTCTTGCTGAGAACGCTGGTGTTCAATCTCGTCAAAACGCTTTTTGTAATCTTGCTCAATCTGAGACAACTTTACGTTGAATTCGTCTTCACGCTTTAGAAGGAGTTCTTTTGCACTTAGTTCAGAAGTTTCACGCTCACGGATAAGTTCTGATTCTTTAGCGGCACGTTTCTCTGCTTCTTCCATGGCTTTTTCACGTTCAGTCGTGATAATACCAAGTTGCTCTTCCATTGCCTTTACTCGTGTATCGGCTTCTTCAAGACGCTTGTACATCTTGTCTTTTTCCTGCTTACGGATGCCTTCTACTTCATCCTCAGAAAAGAGTTTGGAATTGCTTTTTTTCATTGCATCCTCTACAAATTGCTCCACTTGGGGGGAGTCAACTGGGACTGTAATGATGTCCCCTTCGGGGATATTAGGGTTCTTTGCCATAGTGGTTACCTACCTTGTTTGTTTGGCTAATTGGAACTTATGTTGTGAAACGTTTAGTTATCTTCGTCAGGATTACGACGCTGGGCGAACCTTGCACCGTAAGCCTTACTTACAATTTTATTTACGAGTTCCCCTTCAATGCCGATAGCGGCACCGACCCCAGGGAGGGGGGCAGATGCTTCCGCACCTGTTGTAGATACATTAGCACCTCCAGCAGAGGCTGGCTCAACACCTGATTCACCAGAAACCATGCCAGTTGCCATCATAATGGCTTGTTGAATTTGTGCTCGCATCATGTCTAAAGCACCTTGGTCAAGGGCGTCATCTTGCAGTTCTTCAAAGATTTCTGCCATCTTTTCGTTGGGGAATTCTTCGCCAAGAATGCGAAGAGCGCCACGCTTAGACTCCAGCCCAAGTTGCATCTTGGCTTGGACTTCGTTGAGTTTAATGAGAACGTCAACTGGCAGTGGCTCAGGCCAGTGCACAGTAGTGTGATAAGTCAGAGGGTCAAGTGGGTCCAACTGTGTTAGTTGGTCTGGCTCAGGCATTGCTGATTTAGAACCATCAAACAACAACATCTGTGGTTCAAATACAGCCGCAGTACGGATAATGATTTCATTAATCCGCTCAAGACCCTTAGTGAAGTGAATCTTCTTCATGTTAAAGCGGTTCATCATTGGCTGATACTGGATAGCCAAAGCAACGCCAGAGGTATTAGAAATTGGTTGCATTTGACCAAGTGCCGTTTCAGGCACACCAGTAATCTCATGCATAGTGCGCTTAATTACTTGGATGTATTCCAGTGCACCAGACATCTCGCCACGTGATTCAAGGTTAAATACGCTGGCATCTTTAGGAAGACCCGCCCAAACCTTCTTGGGTCCACGCTCCAACTGGGAAGCCTTAGCACCAGTAATGATTGTTACGGGGGCGGCGTGGTAGTTGATGATGTCAGAAACTTCAACCATCTTTTCGTTAAGTTCACGATTAAGTGGGATGATGTCCCAAATGTCTGATTGACCCCAAGGCGACGACGAAATGGTCACATTAGGAATGTGAACGATTGGGATTGTTCCAAGTGCATTTGGATACTCATCCACTAATTCATCGTTGATGAATTGCTGTACAAGGTCATCAGAAAGGATTTCTGTAAAAGTGTAAACCTGACGAGTACCTTCAGGAGATGTACCCCAAAAACGGTACTTTAACTTGAAGCGAAGAAGACGGTCACGGTCATGGGGGTGATACTCAGGAAAGCAATGCGCTGGGTTCAGTGGAACAACACGAATACGACCAGGATGTGGGATACCCACAGAGTCTACAAATGGCTCTTCATAAGCAATTTTAACAAAAGCATCTCCTGTAACCGACGCAAGTTGTCCTAGTTCCCACAAAACGTAATGCTTGTTGTTATGCATATCCCACACTTCATGCAAAAGGCTGGGGATAATAGCGGCATTTTGCTCTGGACAACGGAATTGAATTCCTTTACCAAAACAAAAGTTAGTGATGTAGTCCGACATCGTACGGACATAGTTCATGTAGAACTGTGATTCACCCATTTCACGGCGGTAAGACCAGTGGTGACCAAGGTACCAAGCCCATGCAGATGCGTAGCGGTTTAGGCGTGGACCATGTACTTCAAACTCTTCGTCTGCAAGTTCCACCAAACCAAGTGGAGAAATCGCAACGGTGAGGTCGCTAGAAGACGCTCTGTAGGATGGGGACCAAAAATCAACTGCCATGTTGCATACACCTTACCACCAAGTACTGGTAGTTATTTACTTCAGGCTTTTGGAGCAGTAGTTTTTTTAGCAGGTGCTTTTTTAGCAGGTGCTTTTTTCTTTGCTACTTCAGCAGTAACTTCTTCAACAATTTTAGGAAGTTCTACAGATGCCTTAGTAAGGAAGTTAGCCGTTCCCTTGTCACCAACAAGTGTGCTTGCATATGCAAGACCAGTGATAACAAGTGGCATGATTGCGGCTTGTGCGCCTGGGTCAATGTTTGCCTTAGCAAGGAAATAAGAGAGAGCGCCAACGACTGCTCCCTTGAGAGTCTGGTCTGCGACTTGCTGGTTCTTTGTAGCCATGAATGCTCCTGATAGAAGGGGATACCCCAATGATACTACGTTTAGCGGTGTAAGTAATTAATCTTCTTTACCATGCCCGCAGGAATCATAATTCCATTTCCAGCATGTGTGTCATTAATGAGTGACACTAACTTGATGCACTCAGCATCTTTGTGCATGAGATAACCAACTGAAAGTGATTTTGCTGGTTTAGCCTTTTGAATTTCTTCATGACCAAACCAACCATTTTCAATGTCGGAAGCGTCTAACCAAAGGACCTCAACAAGCGGAGGTTTAGTAGGGTTCTTCTTCCCGAATACAGATTCTACGAATTTCTTGAAGTCGGGTAAAAGTTCCATTTGGCTATTCTACACCTAGTAACTTGCCCTTATAAAACATGGTTCCGTCATGGATTGGAAGCATTTCGGGGTGGAAAGCACCATCACCCTCTTGGTAGTAAATAATCCCAAGCCCCTGTTGCCAATCCTCTACGCAGGTGATTGGGCGACCATCTAGGTCCATGCCACCCTTGGTAGATGGCACCATACCGTCCACACGGGCTAGACAGCCAAAGGAGATGGCGGCAATGGTCTTTGGACCATCCCAGTCGCTACGGGTGCGCTCAGCCCACTCACGGCGGTGAATATGACCATAGACCACAGATGACTTTTCTGTGCCTAGGTACTTATGGGCGGTAGAGCCACCCGAAGCCACCTTGGTTCCATGGATAATCTTGATGCGGTTGTTTAGCCAAAACTGGCTGGCTGGGTATCCAGCGAAGTACTCCACCCCAAAGTCCTCAAAACGGCACAGGAAGGGAATAGAGAGCACTGGGAAGGAGGTAGGGGTATTACCCTGCTTCAACCCAAATGCGGCTTTAGCATTGTCAATGATGTAGTTCGTAAGACGAATCTCATGGTTACCTTCCATCCAGATAATACGAGCATAAGGAGCCGCATCTCTGATTTGGGCGCACAACGTGGTTAGGTAATCAATTGTTGCTTGGGTAGTCATAGAGAACGCAGGACTCAACCGATACTTTGACATCTCTGGAAGGTCAGCGTTATCTCCGTTGAGGGCTACGATGTCAGGCTTTTCTGCCTTGATAACTGCAAGTGCGTAGTCCATTGCAACTGGGTCGTGGGTACTGACCAGTTCTCCATTTGCATTACGAAAGAACCCAGCCTGGATGTCAGGAAGAACAACACATTTCTTCCAAGTAGACACCGACTGTTTAACAGTAACTTTAGGCAACTTAATTGCAGGACCTTGGTTAACAGGGTCCCACTCAGGACCTTCTGCCCACTTAGGTGAGAACTGAATAGCCGCAAGGTCATGGATTTGTGCTTCACCATCTTGGTCTTTAGTCAATGACTGATAAAGGCTTACACGTTTTACAGAACCAATTTCATTGATGTCAATGTTTTGACGGTCAAGGATTTCTACTAACTTGCCAAGGGCTTGTGCTTTGGACTCAGGGGGTGTGGATAATTTATCGGCTAATTCGCTCACAAGAGCACTCCTTGTTTACGTGGCGTTGAACAGTTGAAACACTTACAAAATGACCAAAAGAATCAAGTACTTTTGATAACCATGAGGCGCTAAACCTTTTGGACTTTCCCATCCCAGCATCTTGACGAATACCGTCAACTGCTTTATCTAGGGCTTCCATCTCTTCCGCAGAGAGGAGGTCACGAATCTGTGAGAATTTGCAATTCACGCCTATACCGTGTGCTTGTGGCGTTTTTAATGCCTCAACAAGTGAATGTGTTTCCACTGGTATTCCTTCTGTTAGTGCGGTTTATTCACAAACCACATCACCAACATACTATCATCCCAGTCAGGCTGTCAACTACTGCTTATCTACATGCCAGTCAATGTGGTCGTTAAGGCGGTCCCCAACTTTATCAACACTACTTTGTACTTTATTTAATTGTTGCATTACTTGACCGTGGTCAAGGGAGTTAGCCTTTTTCATTGTTTTAAACTCTTTAATGGAAAAACCAAAGGTTGTTATTACCGCAACGATAATAGTGGCAAGTGCGGGGTCCATGTATTACATTCCATGTCCAGCATCAAAGTGCTGACGGCGAATGCGAACAGGAACGTCAGAGGCTTGACCAGCAGTGTGTGGGCGTACAAACCCAAACCTATTGGTATGAGGATTTAATGCATATTCACCTGAACCAAAAGAACCACGTTGTTTTTCAGTTAGGACACCAATGTGCCCTTGCTCTGGGTCTGCCCAACGAGCGTCGTCACGGTCCATGTCAAATGTTGGTGCAGTAACGGTACGTCCTGATGAATCTTCAACAGTTAAAAATTCGTGAGGAGTGTCTTTCTTCTTTTTTGCAACTGGAACAGCAACGTTACCACCACCTTCTAGTACCTGTTCAATACGTGGGGCAGTCGTAAGTTCACTAACGCTACGTGTAAGATTAACGCTTCTGTACGGAATGTCTTCTTCTTTATCCACAACACCACGCATGTCTTCTTTTGTGTATTCAGATGTAGATGCACCAGGAAGGTGTTGCAAATCTTTTGGAATCATAATGCCACTTGGATGTTCTTCGTATTCTCCAATAAGAGTAGGAGCCGTAGGAAGTTTATGCCACGGGATGTCACTCAAAGTGTTTCTACGGAACACGGGGTGAAGACCTGCTGCCCAAGCCTCTTCAGCGTGGCTTCGTTGTGAGTCACGAAGGTGTGCCAAGAAAAGGTCAGGGTGTTCTGCGCCAAACTCAGTACGAACACGTTGGGCACGTTGTGAAGCATCATTTGAAAAACGACCTGCATCACTAAGACAGTTTTCTCGGCATCCAGGTGTAGAGCAAGAACCGCAAGTATCAGCAACTCCCGATGTACCAGCAGGTGCCAGAGCAAGTGTGGCTTGTAAACCACGCTGTGCCATTGGGTTTGTAGAAGTTTCGTTTTTATTTGTCTTTGTGTTGGATTTTTGACCAACCAATAGTTGCAAGTTACGACTAGCGCCTCTGGACTGTGCAAACTGCTTGAACTGTGCGCCAGCACGGGCTGGTGGAATGCGGCTTAGGTCAGTATCAGAAACTTGCTGAAGAATTTTAAAAAGAGGAGTTGCCACAATTATCCCTGTGAGTACCTGAGTTGGCGGTTTACAGATGTTTCTGAGTTACCACGGTTACCTTGGCGGTACGCCTCTTTACCAGCACCACGGTATTTTCCAGCAGGCTCACGGCGCTTGTGTTCATCAGCACCATTACCAATGTCCGTAGAACGACGGGCTTCTTTAAACACTTGAGGCTTAAATTCATCCAGAGGGTCGGTGAATACTTCTCCCGTACCTTCCATGGTCTTTTGTTGTGCTACTTGGGCTTGAGAACCACGGCGCTGTGGTACGTATTTGTTACGTACTTCAGCCTGAGAATACGTGTAGGACTGTCGGGAGGCATGGAAAGAAGATTTCCGAGAGCGACCAACATCAAATTTATAAGTACCTAATGCACCTGCGTATACAGGAGAAATAGGTAAGCCAGAGACTGATGAAGTAATAGAAGGTAAACCTACCCTCTGTACGTCTTGTTCTCCACTATCCCCAGTAGTGGGTGCACCACTGTCTCCTGTGGCAGGGGCACCACTTGGTGGAGCGCCTGCGTCCATTATTTAGTCGTTTACGACAGTTGGGTTTGGACGGTTCATGTGAGCACCTGTATTGAAGGCATACTCAAACTGTGGCATTGCATCGCCACTCATTGCACCCTGTACAAAGTCTGACAAGACTGTTGGGGCTTCAATCCAAGCGGCAGAGCCTACGTGAGCACGTTCACGCATGGTGTCCATTGCATGCTTAAACTGTGCTTCAGGATTGCTATGGTTCATGCGACCACCATTAGGTGAGGTGTCCATGTATGCACCCTGAGCGAAGTCATGAGGAACATCAGTGTCTGTTGCAACACCTTCTTCAAAACGAAGAGGTCCTTTATTCATTGGGATGCTAGGAGCAAAACTGCTCTCAAAAACGTTAACGCCCTTTTCAGGGAACATTGGGTTTGGTGATACGGTCACTTAATCCTCCAAATAGGGATGTGGTTTACTTAATACCACTTTACACTACTTTAAGGGTATCTACCTGAAAAACGGATTTTCGCTAATCATAATCTGAGGCATAGTATCTTGAATGGTCATATGACAGGCAATAGCCAAGGAGTCTGGGTAGTCATCAAAGGCTCCCTTTTCATTCGGGGCGGCGGCAAGCATATATGGACCTCTGTATACCTTTTCAAGGTCTGACATTTGTTGGTTAAAACGTTTCCAAGTACGGTTGCGGCGAGCCTTACTATGACCAGGGATAATCAATTGCTCACGCTGGATAAGTTCAGTTAGATGAACCCATCGTTCGTTTTGAGCCTTGGAATCAGAAGACACAGCAAGAACCTCAATGTCGGGAAGAAGGACCTGTAGGCGTTCCGCCACAGCACCACCAACACCTTGGGCGTCAACACCCATACGTAACACATCATAGTTACGGATGAAGTCAATTATTTCAAAGTATTGGGTTTCCCATTCTTCGTTGTTAATCTCAAGCCAGTTGAGGATTCGGTGCTCATAGAAACCAAATGGGTCTGGGTGGTCCCAGTCAACCCAAAGAACTGTGACAACTGTAGAGTCGTTTGCACGAGCAACGTCAATACCAATAACAACTGGTGTTCTCCACCATTGCTTTACAAGACCCATAGAAGGGTCATACAGGCGGTCCATGCGCTCTTCGGTAACAAACATACCTTTTTCAAGAATCCATTTG